GTTCACGGAACGACTACTCTTAAACAACACGTGGATATGGATAGCACTCTTAATGTAGATGGAAGCGCCACATTACAAAGTCAACTCGATACTTACGGAGATGCTTCTTTCGGTTCCAATGTATATGTATCAGGTGATGTATCCTTAGGTTCTCAATTGTATGTAGAAAATAATACTCGTATGGATGGCACATTAGAAGTATTCAATAACACAGTAATTGAAAGCAAGCTAGATGTATATGACGATGTTTCATTCGGTTCTAATGTAAATATCACCGGTTCCATAGATGCATCCGGTAACCTTGTGATTCATGGAACGACCAATCTTAAGCAACACGTGGATATGGATAGCACACTCAATGTAGATAGTAATACTACATTACAAGGCCAACTTGATACTTACGGAGATGCTTCATTTGGTTCCAATGTATATGTATCAGGTGATGTATCCCTCGGTTCTCAACTTTATGTAGAAAACAATGCACGATTAGATGGCACATTAGAAGTTTCAAACAATGTTGTCTTGGAAAGTAAATTAGATGTATATGACGACGCTTCTTTTGGTTCTAATGTAAATATTAAGGGTTCTGTTGATGCATCTAGTAACCTTGTGATTCATGGAACGACCAATCTTAAACAACATGTAGATATGGATAGCACACTCAATGTAGATGGTAAGACTACATTAAATAGCCAACTTGATACCTATGGAGATGCTTCGTTCGGTTCTAATGTATATGTATCAGGTGATATTTCATTTAGCTCAGACTTATATGTAAATAATAACAGTATTATGAATGGTTTGTTAGATGTGTATGGAGATGCTTCCTTTGGTTCCAATGTTTATGTGTATGGAGATGTATCTCTTGATTCTCACCTTTATGTGAATAGCACACTCAACGTAAATGGAGACGTATCGTTCGGTAACACAACTATTATACATGGTTCATTAGATGTAAAGGGTATAACTACAAATGACGTTGTATATCAGTTTTGATATTAAATAAAATATACCAAATATATATAAATGTCAGTCGCAACATTAAAACGAAAAACAAACGCAACATATAAAACCGCAAGTACAAATCAGCAAAATTTTTCACTAAGTGGAACACATCGCAATAAAAGTTATATAGGTCAAACACTGATAAAAAATAACGATTGTTTATGTTTAAATGACCCCACAGTGGTTAAAAAATCATCAATGAATACAAAGGCGATGATTCGTAATAAATACAAATACGTATTGCGCCCTCAACCTTTTTCCAGCTTCAATCCTCGTGGAAATTCAAATATTAATAACAGTATTCAAAGTGAGTATATAAAACGACTTGCCAAGATAGCCATCGCAAGTAGTGCTTTGACTACTGATGGAGGTTCATGCAATACTTTACCATCAAATACATTATCAGAAAGCAGTTGTAATATTACAAAACCTGAAAGTGAATATGTATCTATACCACAAGGTGATTATCTTATGCGGTTAGCCCAAATATGTATAAATAATGATGTATTCTATGAACCAGTAAATACGTGTCAAACACCTTTTCCATAAACAAAAATTGATTTAGTATAAACACAATCTTTATTATGTAAAAATATAATAAAGATAATGACAATCCAAGAACAAACTGAGGCATATCTAAAAACATTAAGCGCTGATGAGAAATACGCATTAGAGGTAGCACAGAGATATCTTGGTAGTACTTATGATTTAGTTAAAAGTAATGGCTTCTTAAAATGGAAATCAGAACAAAAATAATTATTTCTGTAATGCTTTGAAATCCTTATATGAAAATCCTTTCATATTATCGATGACAGGAGAACGAAACCCTTTTTCCGTTTTCTCTTTTTTCAATACTTCAAAATTATATAAGTTACCGCCATGTATAAATTTATTTTTACACCGAGGAATAGTAGGTATTTCAGGGGTATCATTTTTATTTATTTTTCCATCTTCTGTATCCTTATTTTTATTATTCTTCGTTTTATCCACAGTCGTATTTATATTATTTTTCTTTAATTTCGCAAACGGACCATTCGTAATTGGTTTATTTTTCTTATCAAGCTCAATATAATGGAGTTTATATAAAAAATTTGGATAATTGTTTTCTTGCTTTATTTCATTATTATTTATATTATCATTATCCGCAGCAAGTTGTCCTTTATTCTCAACTTCCTTCCCTTCTAGCTCAGTATTTTCAAAATATATCTTTTGATTATCCATAAAAAAATCATAACAATAAAATACACGAACATACTTCATAGCTATAATATTCAATAAATAATATGGTAATGATTCAACACAATAATAAGTAAATCCCATTTTATAAGGATCATAATACATAAATACTTGATTGTTGCGTATTGTATACGTTAATATTCGCGATTTCCATAATGACTCCTGTGTATTATTAATATCTTTCAATACATTATTATAATCATCCTTATTATAGTAAAATTTTTCAATATTACTATTCTTATTTTCTACATTTGAAAACGATTTGAATCTCGGATTTTCATTTTCAAATAATAATTCATATGGTGTTTTTGGTGGATCTTCTTTAACTGTGGTTGTCGAAAAACAACACGTAAAAAAATGTAATAATTGCATATATATACTTTATAATATACATTATGTTTATATTTGTGTTTTGCGATATTCAAATAGGTCATTCATTTCTTTATCCAAAAATGGGACCTCTATTCTATCATAAGTTCTCTGATTAGGATGTAAACATACCAAATATAATCCACTAATCTTCTTTCCATATTTTTTTTCTAAAATTGTTTTGTATACATTCAACTGGAGACTATAATGCCAAAAATTAGTATCGGGTAATGTTTTGATACATTCTGTGTGCGAGTATTTTGGAAACGACGGCTCAAATACAATCTCTTCGCAACGTTTCCAGTCATAAATTTGTAGGCTACCGTCTGGAAGTTCAAATACCATATCAATAGAGCCAGATAGCTTCATTTCTTCATAAAACACCATCCATTCTGTGCGATATGCTTTTAATTCTGGATAATCTTCTACGAATTTATTGAAATACGAATACTCAACCGAATCATTTTTCACTTCCATGTTATTGTAATAACATTCAATATCGTAGTGCATCAACGTTCCTGCCAGAGACGCCTTATCTCGTTTTTCATCCCACATTGCCTTGATTTGTTCTTTCGTCATTTGATAATATTTATAATTTGGGTCGCTGTTCCATTTACGTCCATTTACTATTTTATTCACAATTTCATCGGCATCAAAATGCCCGAAATGACTATGGACCCAAGTAGTGACAGATGTAAAAGAGCTATCACCATTTACAGTGTATATATGCGGTCCTTCATCAAATGTTATCTGTGAATCGCGTTCGTGTGCGTTTTTCAGCGTCAAATAATCAGGTTCCACTTTGTTCTTCAAAAATTCCTCCATAGTCTTCATTCTATATACATCTTTACATAGAAAAAACATTCAATTTTATACGGATTACCTCATCTATACCACAATACTTTGTTTACAATTCTCTTTCATTTTATCAATGACATTTGCGTAAATTTTATTCATATTGCGCGGCACAATCTTATTATAATTGTTTAAATATTGTTCTGTGTCATCGGTTACAAGCGTTTCGTGTTCGCTCGACCATTTAGTGAATATATCTAAAAACACATTCGAAATATGGTCTAAAATATATACAATCCTATTATTCTCCCATATAGACCATTGGTGCTTATGATAAACACAGAAATATTGGAATTTATTACCCACACATTTAATTGTATTTGTAATATCATTCTCTATTATATCCAAAAGAACACGTTCAATTCCGTTTTCCAGAATACCAGGAAATAGCTTATCATAGTCTATATTGGCGGTCCAATCACCAATATCTACACCTTGTATATTTTCATTTAGCCAAGATATAATCTGGTTTTTATCTTGTTTCCTACCAATGTGTGACATTAATTTTGCATTATCTTTTTCCAATTTATCTACCTTTTTACATAAGTGTTGTAAATAATAAAATACAATATCCATATTGGGTGTCGCTATACATTTTTCAATTGTTGTATTTGGTTCAAGCGCATTATGATAAAAGTTACAGAATGTATAATGTTCTTGATGCGATTTTTTTGTTTTGTATTTATTTCCACAATGATCACAAATATGCATGTTTTTGATTACCTATATTTATCTAACCCCAAATTATTTCAATTTTAAACATCATTCATATAAATATATAAAATAAATATATATATACTATACAATAATGTCAAATTACTTTGATAATAAAACAATATTTGCCGAGCCACAAGTAAATCAATATTCAAGCCATATGGTAATGACCGATGTAAACCCGGATATCAATACAAAATACATCAACATTGACACCAAATTCCGTAATGATTACAATAGCGTAACAAATAACGTGAATTTTAATATTGATTTGAACGAAAATATTGGAAATGTATTGGATATGAAAGTTGAAAGTGTAGAATTACCTGTGTCGTATTACAACATTAGCTCTCATTTGGAAAATAACTATTTCAAAGCAACGGTCATTGAAGATAATGTTGTTGGCAATAGCTATATAATTACACTTACTGATAATTATTATGCAAATATTGATGACATTATTACAGAAATAAATGAGAGAATTGATACTACTTTACCTGGTAACAATACAACACTTGCCCGTTTAACGGCTGTAAAAGAAAATAACAAAATTCTATTTTATAGTAATAATGGTGATACAGCATCAGATTTCCAATTCATTATAGATTTTGCTGTAGATAAAAACGGTAATTTTGATAAATACAATTTTAAATCCAAACTTGGTTGGTTATTGGGATTTGTAGAATTGTCATATAATACAAATAATTCTACATTAACTTATCAAAGTACAGGATACAAATCTGTCAACGCTGAGAATTTAAATATGTTATCAATTAACACAAATGTGTTGTATTTAGTGATTGACGATTTTTCAAACGGAAAACAAAATTCATTTAATACAATGATGAGTCGTTCACGTAATAACAATAATATTATTGCCAAAATCGTAGTAGATAAAACCAAATATGGATTTGGCTCATTATGTGTTGCAAACGGCGAGAATGGATTTTTAATTAGTGACAAGCGTAAATATAATGGTAAAAATGATATTCGCAAATTGTCAGTTCAAGTAGTAGATGAATACGACCGCATTATCCATTTAAACGGACTTGATTTCACATTGACAATAAAATTAACTCACCAATAAAATTGAAATGACACTATCATTATATACTTGATATATAACTATATATAATGTTGGAATTTACAAAAGAACAAAAATACATTATCCAAAAATTTGAAAAGGGTGAAAACTTATTTATAAGCGGTCCTGGCGGAACAGGTAAAACAGAACTCATCAAACATATCCAAAGCCAAGGATATAAAGGTCTTCAAATTTGTGCGTTAACTGGATGCGCTGCGTTACTTTTGAAATGCGGAGCCCGAACCATTCATTCTTGGAGCGGGATAAAACGTGCAAATGGACCTATTCGTGATATTGTATATTCGGTATGTCATAGTTCGTACTCAAAATCGCAATGGAAAAAAACGAAAATCCTCATAATAGATGAAGTATCAATGATGTCCCAGAAGATTTTTGAATTATTAGATGCTATTGGTAAGGCGATTAAACAAGTAGATAAACCATTTGGGGGTATACAAATCATATGCGTAGGCGACTTCTATCAGTTGCCACCAGTTGGTTCGTTGGACGATGAAACCACATCCAAATTCTGCTTTGAATCTCCATTATGGAATGCTACATTTCCAAAAGAAAATCAAATTCAATTGACCCATATTTTCCGCCAAAATGATCCATTATATAAATCCATATTGATGGAAATCCGGTCTGGAAAAATAAGCGAAAATAGCATTGAAGTGCTTAATAACAAGGTAAGTGATACAACAATACATCATTGTACTAAGATTTTCCCCAAACGTAAAGACGTTGAACGCGTGAATCAAGAATATTATAACACGCTGGATAAAGCAAATACCAATACATATAGCACAAAAGTATCTTATAATAATGATACGTATATTGAGAATAACACACCGATCAATTCCTATATGTTGAAACAATATCAAAAATATACACCCCAGCAAAAAGAAATAGAAACCAATATATTATTGAGTAGTGTGCCTGTGGAACATATGATACATCTACGTAAAGGAACGCGTGTAATGTGCTGTGTTAATTTGGATATGGATAAAGGCATATGTAATGGCAGTCAAGGAGTAGTATTAGATTTCCAAGAACACGAAGGAAAGAGTTATCCTGTTGTAAAATATGATAATGGTGTAGTTGAAACAATGTTCCAATATACATGGCAATCGGAAAGTTGTCCTATTATATGTATTAGTCAAATTCCACTAATGTGGGCGTGGGCGATTACAATTCATAAAATACAAGGAGCAACACTCGAATGCGCTCAAATAGATATAGGAAAACAAGTATTTGAATGCGGACAAACATATGTTGCCTTGTCGCGCATCAAGAGTTTAGACGGTTTACATATATCATCTTTTGACCCACAGACTATACACGCGAACCCCAAAGTGATTGAATATTATAATCAACTATTAGATATCCAATATGATAAACCGATTGCTACATGTGAAGAAAAAATAAAAAAAACGAAAAAGAATTCCAAAATAATCGTCCAAGATGCATCAAATAATTCCAAAATCACTCAATTCTTCGCGGTAAAAAAAGTATAATCATTATATATAAAAATGTACGAAAAATATTATACTCAACGATTGCACGAAGTGCATAACGGCGAAGTAGTTAATGATGTATATGTTGAAGAATTTGAAACACCAGATAAACATGTAGTAAAAGGAACAAAAAACAATAACCCTTTTTTATTCGTTTTGCGAAACTCGCACGCTCCGACAACATCAGAAGCAATTGAAAAATTATTAACTCATGAAAAATCACACGATGACACAAAATCATTAAAGAAAACAAAATCATTAAAGAAAACAAAATCATTAAAGAGAGGAAAAAGAAAGAATACAACGCAACGCAGCAAGCAATCGCCCAAAGCAAATAAAACAAAAAACAAAAAATAGATTATATTTCAATTATAAAATACAGTATTAATGTATATACAGATACACTAATATTTAAACAATGTCTAATTCATGGAAAAAATATGGCGGCACTAGAAAACCAGACCAACAACATACATTTACTGTCAAAACACTTGTAGCAGATGAACTATTATTACGGCAAAAATATTCGGGTATATTTGAAGTATTGGGTTCTATCAACGTCGCTCAAGATATATTCGGTCACGGGGCTCTTCAATTGTTTGAAGGACAAGATAATATTTTAAGATTAGATATTTCTGACAATGCGATGTTAGACTACAATACATATATTACAAAATTATTTTTAGGCACAAATATTATTGATTATATCACGGGTAACGACCAAAATGGTATTGGTATTAATTTACCGGATGGTGTTGGTTCATATGGCACATTTGAAGTTGTTGGGCGTTCAGAAATTACCCATAATTTTGTAGCATCTTCTCCAACATCAACATCCAGTTCAGTATTAAATCGCAATGTGAATGATTATGGTATACGCACATATGTTACAGATAGTACAAGTTCTATTGAATTTTATAATAATGATACAATAACAGATGCATTAGGAACACCAAATGGCGCAATTATATATGATAGTGCTAATGGTGGTTCGTTGACATTTACGAGTCCATTATTACAGGCAAGTGATAGTATTCAACAAACATATAAACCGTTGATTTATAATAATGACTTAATTAAGACTGGTAATTCATTGACATTAACATCGGGGTATGATGCTTCTGCCAATACACAATTCACGATTGCGTCGTATAATGGTGAAGGTGCTGTTTTTACAGGCGGTGCGTTTCCATATGACACGCGAAAAGCAATGGGTATAATCGGATTAAAAGACAACGTATATGCAGATTACGAGCCGTGTATTCACTTAGTGACAACAAATAATTTATATAAACATAAATTCACAATAGGTGTGAATGACTATAATCCCAATTCAAATTATATATTCAATATCAATGGTAAAACATTAATCAAAAACGGAGGCGAAATTAATAATTATTTGACATTGCCAATAGATAGCCTACGCGTCATCAAATCGGATTCAAAAGTATATTTGTCCGGATATCCATCAAGTTATGAAATAGATAGTAACAATTTTTTCAGTTATAATATACATTATACACAAGATAGTGGTCTCAATTGGGATACCAGTTTTCCAAGTAACATAGTTACATCAGGTCATACTTGGAAAGACCAGAATAATTCTGTTATTGCAATGAATACACCTTTGATACACGATACTAGTACACTACATATTATAGGCACAAATGATTCATTTATCTATATCACAAACAATATATCCAATAGTTGGAAATATTTCAGCTTAGGTTTATTTGACCCACAAAATTCTAATGTCTTTAACAATGATATTGTTTATATTGAAACATATTATGTAGATAGTAAATTATACTTAATTTATCAAAATGCTCTCGGAAATACATTCTATATTGATTGTGATAATATTTCAAAAGCCGGTCAAACGTTACAAGCACATTTTTTTGACACAAATGCTAACAACACAACGTTTAATTATTCAGAATTGAATCCATCCAGTATTGCTTTGCCTACTACAATCACACAAAGTAAACAAATCGGAGATTATTTATTTATCACATCGTCAGATTCAGGTTCAGGAACCGGCAACGGCGGTATCAGAAGAATTGAGATAGATTCAAATAATATGGTATTTGTAACAACAAATAGTTCAAACACTTATTACAATATAGATACTATTGAAAGTACAATTATTGCAATAGGTGAAAATGTAATATCCATAAGCACAGATAATGGAAGTAATTGGACTGATATTTCACCATCATCAATATCAAATATTGGAATTGTTACACCCATACTTCGTGGATTACATATGGTAAGTGAAAACGAAGTCTATATTGTAGGAGATGGGGTATTTATATATTTCAGAGATAACACATCGTCTAATATTACAAATATCAATTATTGGAATATAATCACTCCCGAACAAATGCCACAAAATGGATTACAAAGTATTATTAATGACACAAACAGTATGTTTATCGACGTGTATAAAGTAGATGACGAAAATTTCATACTAACACGCCAATTTAAAGAATATGATTATGCTACTTCACAAAATCCACTCACAAACTTCTATTATGTAAATATACCCCATTTATTCAATTATGAAACAACCCACACCTTAGATATTTGTGGTAATGTTGGTATAGACGGGAATACAAATATTTCAAATAAATTGTATGTGACGAATGACGTATCCCTTAATTCCAAATTATTTGTTGATAATGATGTCAGCCTAAACAGTTTGTTAAATGTTGGAGATAATGCAACCTTTGATGCAAAAGTGGATATTTACGGCGATGTATCCATGGCATCACATTTATACGTCCAAGATGATGTGTCATTAAATGCGGATATTAATGTCAAAGAAAACGCATATATTGAAAACAATTTGGGCGTCCATACTACAACTGTAAGCGAAGGTTATGTCATGGAAGTGAAAGGAAGGATAAAGCATCATGATGGTGTGGTTCACCAATTCTAATATTTTATTTGTTTATGTAATAAATAAAAAATCATAATTATATATATTAAATACAAATGTCATTATGGTTAGACAATTCAAGTAATTCTAATAATATAAAACAGAGTTACGTCCACGGATTTTTAGATATTAGTGGTGGTAATGTCAATATCCGAGCCAACAACAATTTGAATATTTTTAGTGAGACAGATACAACCACATCTCGTTTTACATTATCGTCTGACGAAATACGTGTTTATGATGACAATACCAGTTCATTTGTGGATTTATCAAATAATAAACTTCAATACATCAAGGATGTTAATGAAAACGTCCAAACACGATTAACTGACCTTACTTCACGAACTCAAAAAATACGCACCACTATCGGTGGTGAAATTGAGGTGAGTGCGAACATTATACCAAATGTCGCAAGTGCTATTGATTTAGGGAGTGAAACCAAACCGTTTAAATCACTCTACTTGAATGATAGCACCTTATATTTTGTTGGAAGTGGAGATAACGCAACCGCAGCATCATTTAGTATTGACGATGAAGGTGAAGTATATGTAAATAAAGGTTCAGCTAATGAACGAAAACTTACGAATCAATCTAAAAAGGATAATAATAAAACTAAAATCGGTCATGACATGACCCCTGCTAGTGATGGGATTACACTCGATATGAGTGGTATTGCCCTTTTTAGAAATGATGTTAGAATCAACGGACATTTAAATGTAGATGGAAGTATTAACTTTTTAGGCGAATTTATACAAAAAGATACTGTAATCACGGTCACCGAACAAATGGATTTATCAAATGATGGCACTGGACCTGCTTTAATTGTCAGACAATACGGTTCAGAAGCAATTGCGTCATTTTATGATGATGGTGATGTAGCAATGATTATTAATGATGGTGGTGATGTTTCTATGAATATGAATTTGAATGTGGGAGGTAACGCAGAAATAGATGGTTCAACTACAATCAAAGGTGTGGCGGCGTTGAACTCTACATTAACCGTTTCAAATACAGCAACGATGAATAGCAACGCGATTGTTTCCGGTGATGTGTCGATAAATTCTAATTTGAATGTTGGAGGTAACGCAGAAATAGATGGTTCAACTACCATCAAGGGTGTAGCGGCGTTGAACTCTACATTAACTGTTTCAAATACAGCAACGATGAATAGCAACGCGATTGTTTCTGGCGATGTGTCAATGAATTCTAAATTGAGTGTTGGTGATGATGTATCATTCAATAATGATGTTGATATAGCTGGAGATTTAAAGGTATCTGGAAATATTTCTGGAACTTTTGCAGACAATTCTATTCCAAGTTCAGCAATTAGCGGTGGTGCAAGTTCTATAAATGTATCGGTAATTAATACAGATGGTGATATTTCCAACCAACTTACTGCGTCCACACTTCGTTTTGATACAGATTCAGGGTTCGCGTTAGATGATTTATCAAATGGTGTGGTTAAGGTTAAAATGAATTCCACATTCAAATATTGGAATGTAGAAGGACAAGATACCTTGATCGCAGAAGGATTAGATACGATGGACTTTTTCACGGATGGTAATATCCAAATTGTAACTGATGGTAGTGATGCTAATCATATTACATTCAAAGCACCCAATATGGTAGATAGCAGTGCTAATCAAGATATTAGTGGCATTAAAACGTTCCAACAAATTTTTGTTTATGATGATGTATGTTTAAATAGTAATTTGAATGTTATTGGTAATGCTGATATTACTGGAACTCTTGATGTTGCTGGAGATATTACTGGTGTAACTGATCTTAATGTAACTGGATATAGTTATTTGGATGATGTGGCAACAACAGGTAACGTTGGTATTAAAACAAATGATGAGGCAGCATATGAATTAGAAGTAAATGGCACAGCATATGCTACCGATATTAGCGCCGGGAATAGTATCAAGGTCGGACTAACTACTATTTCAAGCAATTCAACCAATTTAGCTGGTGCACCCACGACAACAACAGCAACAAGTGGTACAAACAATACACAAATTGCTACAACCGCATTCGTTCAAACAGCAGTAGCAAATTTAGTAGATAGTGCTCCCGAAGCATTGGATACATTAAATGAACTTGCTGCAGCTCTTGGTGATGATGCGAACTTTTCTACTACTATTACTAGTCGTTTGGGGAAGGTAGACGTCTCAGTAAACGCATTAGAAAGCACCACAGCTACTCACACATCCGATATAAACGTTTTGGATGTTTCAGTAAACGCCTTAGAAAGCACCACGGCTACTCACACTTCTGATATAAACGTTTTAGATGTTTCAGTAAACGCATTAGAAAGCACCACAGCTACTCACACATCCGATATAAACGTTTTGGATGTTTCAGTAAACGCATTAGAAAGCACCACAGCTACTCACACATC